GTATTTAACGCACTTAAAAACCACATCGAACCTAAAACACATTACGGAGTTATATTCGGACAAGACCGAGGCACTTGCCCTGAATGTGGAAGCGATGACTTAATAATACAAATGAGGCGCACAACTGCAACAGGAGTAAAGAAGATATTATACAAGTGCAAAACTTGTTTTAAGATACATAGCAAAACAGACAAATAAATGGATAGTAAAATATTATCGGCAGTAATAGAAGATATGCGTAGGCGTGAACTTGTAGGCAAATCAAAGTATGGTACAACAATGGACAGAACAGATTTAAACACGGGTCAATGGATAACGCATCTAAAGGAAGAGCTGCAAGATGCTATTTTATATTTAACCAAACTTGAACAGATACACAATGCGCCTCAAAAAGATATTTAGCTTCGGCAATATATTAGACCGAGATACCTACGAGCAATTAAGGGAATTAGATTACACCAACCCAAACTTCAAGGGTTGCGCTGATGAGTTCCAATTCAATCGTGAGTGGTGGGTTATGCTTGACGATATGAGCCGAATTGTTGCTTATTGCGGCTCAATTTATTCTAAGGGCATTTGCATATTTAACAGGGCGTGGGTGCATAAAGATTATAGAGGGCAAGGCATACAAAGACGAATGATTAAAACGAGGCTAAAAGCTGCATCTACCTTCTGCCATATAGCCATTACTTATACTACCTTAGACAACTTCCCTTCAGCTAATAACCTTATCGATTGTGGGTTTAGGCTTTACTTACCTGAATATTCATACGGGGGTTCTGACAAGCTTTATTATCAAAAGTTGCTTTAAAGTGCAACATTTTATAAAATAGGAAAACCTATGACAACAAGAGTAAAAGTAACATACATAGCTATAAATGAGTATAAGCCTATACTATCTGCTTCATCTTTTAAGACAATTAAAGAAGGCTTAGATGAGTATTATGGTGTAGATAAAGGACAAGCTGAATGCTTAGGATTTACCCCATATGATACAAAATACCCTGATGATTATGAAGGTTATTATTCTTATTCATATACAATAAAACAATATGATAAAGAAATAACTAATATAGATGTAGTTAAGATTTACTGCGTTGATTACTATCCGTATACAATTTATAAAGTTTAAAGGTAATAAAATGGAAAACGAAACCAAACCAGACATCACAAGATTAGAAGTAATTAACCACGCAACGAATGACCGCCCAATAGGTAGGATATTAACCTTATACCAAGAACTTGGCGACTTCAAATCAATAGAACTATCCTTTCAAGACGGGGGTAAAACACTTAAAATCTTCTTAGATTAATTAAAAAAAGGTAGTAATACTACTACTTTTGGCTGCATTTTACTACCGACTTTGGCAAGTTTTAGCTTTACTTTGTACGTTATTTTGTACGTTTCTAAGTACAAATGCAACATTGTTGCAAAAATAATTCTAAAATATTTTAATAGTTTTGCACTTTGTATTGTGCATTGTTGTATATTTGTGTAAACAAAACACAAAATGACACACTTAACCACCTACCAAATGTTCCAATATCAGCGATACGGGAACATATTAATCGACGGGGATAGGAGTACATCAAACCCTTATGACCCTGCCTTATTGCCTAAAAACTACGATTACGAAGATGACGATTACACGTTTACTCGTTGGGTAGAAAACAATGCAGAACTTGAACTTTTAAAAAACGAAGTATATGAAGATTGAATTTGTAAAAGAAACTAAGCCAGACGGCACGATTTTCTACTATACTTTAGTAGATAACAAATACGATAGTATGAGTATGTACTTAGAATACTCACAGGCATACGAGTACTTTGTAAGCCTAAAGAAAAGACAAGAACCTATTATCGAAATTTTAGAACACTATTCAATAGACATACAAAACAAATAATATGAAGACCGCAAAACTTGGAGATATTTTTAAATATGAAAATCAATTAGTAGAAGTAAGATGGATTAATCGGGGCGAAAAATCTATTGGATTTATACCTGTTAATGCTAAACCTTGTTCTTGTTGTGGTGAAATTAAATCTTGGGAAGTTATAGAAAGTTCACCTAATTTTCAACAATCAGCAGAACCAATTAATACAATAACTAAAACAAATAACAATGAGCCTAATTAAAATCCAACAGGAATTAAAAGCACCTAAAAACCAATTCAACGCTTTTGCTAAATACAAGTACCGAAGTGCAGAAGATATTATCGAAGCTGCAAAGCCTATCTGCCATAAGTACGGCTACGCTTTAATGTTAAGCGACGAAGTAATAGAAGTAGGCGGTCGAGTTTATGTAAAAGCTACTGCTTGTTTAAGTAACGGAGAAGATAACATTACTTGCACGGGTCTTGCTCGTGAAGAGGAAAACAAAAAAGGAATGGATGCAAGTCAAATTACGGGAGCAGCAAGTAGCTACGCTCGTAAATATGCGCTTAACGGACTATTCGCAATAGATGACACTAAAGATGCAGATGCTACTAATGAGCATAAAGACGAAGTAAGCGAAGGTCAAAAGGCATTCTTGATTGAGCAGTTAGACAAGACAAAGTTCACCCAAGACCAAAAGGTTAAGGCTGCTTTGAAAATCAATGCCATCAAGAGTTTAGAAGAATTTAACAAGATTAAAGAAACAATAAAGAAAAGCTAATGAAAACCGCAATGCAAGAATTATTAAGTGAAATGTCTAATCCTAATTGGAATAGATTATCTTTTGATGCCAGATACAAAATGTTTGATAAATTACTTGATTTAGAAAAAGAGCAGATAATACAAGCAAGAATTGATGGAGACGAAAACTACTCTTTAGTTGGTGGTAAGCGTTACGAATACGCAGAACAATATTACAACGAAAAATATAACCAAAAGAAAAGCTAATGAGAGAATTGCTACCATTTGAAAGGCAGATATTGTTAGCTGAGGTTTACCATTACGCTTGGTATAACGAAGAGGCATACGAGGACTTATTAGCTTTTATTAAAAAGTATGAAAACAAATTAGACAAACCAGTATTTTTAACCCCAATCAATAACAATGACACAGAAACAACAAATCTTGAACCACTTGCTTTCGGGCAAAACATTGACACCAATCCAGGCTCTAACGAAATTTAATAGCCTGAGATTATCGGCAGTTATCTTTGAACTTAAACGCAAAGGATATAAGATACAGTCCGACTTAATTAACGTAGGTAATAAGAAACAACCTAAATTTGTAAGTAAATATTCACTAATAAAAAAGTAAAAAATGGAACAAAAAAAATGGAGTACTGGCGGTTGGAAAAAGCAAACCACTAAAGGAGAAGTAATTAATTTTACAATCAATGATGTTAAATATTCAATGTGGGTTAATGCTTACAAGACAGAGGATAAGCAACCAGATTACAAGATTTATTTAAATGATTTCAAACCTAAAGAAGATACGGGATTGCCGTTTTAATTATGCTAACTAAAAATAGAGATGTTTCAATAAGACAACTAAAGGAGTTGTACTATGCTCAACGTAATACCCACGTTAAATTGCACGAAATGATGTCGCAGTTAGGGTTGTTAGGCTTAGAAGACAACGAGCCTTTAGGTGCGGATATAGGTGCGAGAAGCATCGTTAAATTAGTTGAAGAGGTATTTGAATGCGATATATCAAGAAGGGATAGGAGTTTAAGAACTACCTTTGGTCGCAAGGCTGCTGCTTACTTACTGAGAAGGTATACTAAATTGAACCTAAAAGAGATAAGCGCATACACCGGCACTAAAGACCATACCACCGCAATTCACAATATCAAACAAGCAAACAACCTAATTGACACGGAAGATTGGTTTAAGGACAAATTAAAAAGAATTTGCCAAAAGATTGAAATTACGGAAAATTAGTTTATATTTGTAAAAAGACACATAGACGAACTGCGAACCGCCTATGTGTTTAGTGGTTAAATAATAATAACCCTGGTAGTTCGCAGCTATCGGGGTTTATTTTTTTTATGGCAAAAGACCCAGCGTTTTTATTTTATCCCGGTGACTATGTAAGTGGCACTATGGGAATGACATTTGAAGAGAAGGGAGCATATATGGACTTGCTTATGCTTCAATTCAATCGAGGGCATATGAATACTCATATGATAGAACATACGGTTGGACACTTGTGGGAGCAAGTGAAATGCAAGTTTATTCAGGATAACGAAGGTTTATGGTACAATGTCAGGCTTGATGTTGAAAAAGAAAAGCGTAAAACCTTTACTGAGTCAAGGCGAAACAATATGAAACCTAAAGACAAACCCTCATATGAACCCCCATATGAAACGCATATGCAACCTCATATGGACTCCCATATGGAAAATGAAAATGAAGATATAAATAAAGATATAAATAATAATAAAAGTAAATGTAGTTTTGAACAAGCTTTTGAATATATGGCTAATAAAATTAGTTTAGATTTAGCTAAGATTGAAGCTGAAAAGTTTGTAAATTACTATACAAGCAACGGGTGGAAAGTAGGTAAAAACCCTATGAAAAGTTGGACACACGCAGCAAATACTTGGTTAATAAACTCTAAACAATATGCAAAAGGAACTACAAACAATCAACGAAAGCTTGATAAAAACGAACTCGAAAACCTTAAAAACTATAACTTTATCCACTCTACTTCCTACGGAGCAAGAGATTATGACCGCATTTTCGGGCGAGAGGGTACGCAATCTGAACTCTACCATATTTAAACAAAACCTTGTTTACCTTATGCAGCTTGTAGGTATTAACAATCCTGGCGACGTTAAGTTAGCAATCTTAGAGGATTGGATAAGAACCGAGTATGGTGGCTTTACAATAAACGAAGTTAAAGTAGCGTTTAAGCAAATGGTAGCCAATGATTTTATAGACCATTACCAGAACTTTAGCCCTGCTTATTTTAGTCAAGTAATGGATAGATACAAGAAAAAAGCAAACGAAGTAAGAAAAATGATGCCACAAGAACGAGTAGAAGCAATACCACACTTAACCGATTTAGAGATAATTGATTACAGTTACCAAGAATATAAGCTTTTAGAAAATAGAACATTTGATAGGTTGTTTAACCCATTAAGCGTATTTACAAAACTTAATAGTTCAGGCATCAAGGTATGGACAAAAGAAGATGGCGCACTTGCAAAAAAGAAACTTATGGAGATTATTACCTACAAAGCTAATAAAATGGACATCATAAGTGCAAAGCAGTACCGAGACGAGTGGACTGAGCAATGGCTAAAGAACCAGGCTCGAGCAGTTGCAGTAGCTTTATTTTTTGAGGAGCAAATAAAAATTGGCAAAGTATCGTTTTCTTAATATAGTTTTGTAATATGACCGCAAACGAATTAACCAAAGAAGCAATCCAAACTCTAAATAAAAATGGGTGCTTTGTATGGCGCAATAACAATCTTGCGGTTAGAGGGCGCACCTTCATAGGTCTTAAAGGAGTTCCAGATGTAGTAGGCTTTCACACACAAACAGGGGTTGCGGTTTATTGCGAAACCAAAGCCATAGGAGATAAACTTAGCAGTTATCAAATAGCGTTCTTAAACTTAGCAAAGACGGCAAATTGCTTCTGTTACATAGCGACCGAAGACAACGGCAAACTAACCTTAAAAGAATATGAACAAGAATAGCATCATATTAGAACTTTGGGAAAGCCGAGAACTAAAGGAAGCAATAGACAAGATGCAGCCTGAAGACCTGAGAGAAGATTTAAGAAGCGAAATATTTAAGGTGCTATGCGAAATGGACGAGGAACGTTTAATTGATATGCGCACCCGGAACGTATTAAAGTTCTACTTGGTTAGGACAATGATTAATATGATGCAGAGTAATACAAGCCAATTTTATAGGACATACCGCAAACCTTTAGAGGTTGAATTAATAGTACACGACAGAGATGAGGACTTGCTTAACAAAGTAGAAGACGAACTATCCAAGATGCACTGGTATAAAGCGGAACTATTACGAGTGTACGCAATTAAGCATAATTGCAACGCTAAAGAACTTAGCAGGGTTACAGGAATACCTTATATGTCAATACATAGGGAACTTAAACTAACAAAGCGAGAACTAAAAAAACAATTACGCAAATGATAATTATAGCAGCGATATGCTTTGCAATATTCTTTGTAGAAATACACCAATTTCATAGGAAGTGGAAATTAGATTTTAAGCCTTTTAGTTGCACAAGTTGTTTAGCAGCTTGGACAGGTTTAACTTTATATTTACTTCCTACAATATGTACCGATGTAATAGCGTTCGTATTTATACCAGGAGTGTTAGCACCTTTACTTTCAAAACTAATGTGGAACTTATGGAAATAGAACACCGCAAATTTTTAGATGACCACGTTGGTAATTGGCATACAGTCCAAAATGGTTATGTGCGTAACATTGACTTAGACATCTTAAAAATGTATGAGCATATTTATCGCAAGTATATGAGTGCAGATTTTATCCTAACAGTATGGTGTGGTAATTGTATTTTCGATATGATTAAACGCTTGTATACTTGGTACGAAGAACAACCTAAACCTAAAAATAAAAAAAAGAATGGCTAACTTTATCCACCCTACCGCTATCATTGGTGATAACGTAATTATTGGAGACGGAAATTACATTGGTGCTTATTGTATTATAGGCGACAAAGCCGAGCATAAAAAGTTCTGGCAAAAAGAAAAAGGCAAAGTATACATTGGAGATAACAATGTTATTACAGGACTTGTAACAATAGACGCAGGAACGGAGATTGACACCTTTATTGGAAATAATTGTTTCATAATGAAACACGCACACATTGGACACGATTGTACAATTTTAGACAATGTTACTATAAGCTGCGGAGCAAAAATAGGTGGGCATTCAATTATTGACAATGGTGCTAATATAGGACTTAACGCAGTTCTACATCAGTTTGCAAACGTAGGAGAAAATTGTATGATTGGTGCAAGTGCTTTTGTAAAAGGAGATGCAAAACCCAATACTAAATATGCAGGAGTTCCTGCACGAGAAATCGGCTCAAACATAAGATAATGAAAGTAGCTATTTTATTACTTACACAAAACAGGCACGATTTAACGCAGCGTGTAATAAACCAAAACTTTTACAATAGCGGTTACAATGCCGATTGCTTTCTAATAGATAATGGGAGCGACACGCACGAAACCTTTAACTACCCGTTTGCAGGTTATGACTTGTCAAAAGAAAAACGAGGCATAGCAGCAGGAGTAAATGCAGGACTTAGGCTTACTACTAATTACGATGCCGTTTGCTTATTAGCTAATGACATATTACTTCCTGAGAATTGGTTAGAAAGGTTTGTTTTGTTTGCCCAACGAATAGAAAAGACAGGCATAATAGGTATACATTGCGTAGAAGCATTACCGCCAATAGTAGACGGAGTTCATAAAGTACATACACCATTTGGCGATAACTTTATTACTCGTGAACTTATAGACACGATAGGCGGTTACAATACCGAGTATGACCCATACGGAATGCAAGATGCAGATTACGGAGAACGAGCAACAATTACAGGTTTTACTAATTACTACTTGCCAGATATGAGGTCGGAACACATAGGACACGATGTCGGTAACGGAACTGATTATAGACGAATGAAAGACGAAAGCTTGGCACGGGCGCAAAGCGTATGGGATAAATACCAAGACATATATCACAACCAAAAGAATATAAGATGCGAATACTTTGTATAACTTCAGCTAATAGCGGAGTTGGGTTACATAGAATAATGATGCCGATAGTACATTTAGAAAAGGAGTACGCACTTATTACCGATGTATTGAATGACGAACTATTAGAGCAAGGGTGGGATATTGTGTTAATGAATAGAATGCTTAACGAAATAGATGCAAAGCAAATGGACACCTGGCGCACTAAGTACGGGTTTAAATTAGTAGTAGACAATGACGATTACTGGGAACTTAGCGAAACGCATTTATTGTATTACCGATACAAGTACAATAACATAGGCAAACAGATTACCGATTACTTAGAGATTGCAGACCTTTGCACTTGCACACACGAAAGGTTAGCAAGTGAGATAAGCCAATACAATAAGAACGTTCACATATTACCAAACGCATTACCTTACGGGCAAGAGCAGTTCCAGGATAACAAGACCGAAGATTACAAAGTAAGATTATTTTGGAGCGGTAGCGGAACGCACGAAAGAGATTTAGAAATACTTAGGCAGCCGTTCAAAAGGTTACAAGGTATGAACATAAGAACTGTTATTGCAGGTTACAATGACGGAGAGAAGCCTATATGGGATAAAATGATAGATGCCTTTACTTGCGGACTAAAGCTTAACCCTACGATTTATAATTATGCAAAGGTTACGGAATATATGGGGGCTTATACGGACTCAGACATTTCAGTTATTCCATTGGTAGATAATAAGTTCAACGCTATGAAGTCCAACCTTAAGGTATTAGAAACGGCTGCTAAAAAGAACCCTGCCATAGTTAGCTATGTCAATCCTTACTTAGATATGCCCGTGCATTACGTTAAAAGTCAGAAGGATTGGTACAAACATATTAAAGATTTGGTAAGCGATGCTGATATGCGAAAGGAAAGCGGAGAGAGGCTTTTTGAGTTTTGCAAAAAGAAGTATAACTTTGACGAGATAAATTTAGACCGAAAGTATATTTATAGTAAACTAATTTCTCATAGTTAAATTTTTAATTATTAATCAACGGAAAATTTAATGGGGAAGCTATGAGGAAACACACACAAATATATTTGCAGGGAATGGGGTATAAAAAAACGGACTTCATTCCTTGCGAAGTGTGTGGCTCACAAGCGGTAGACATACATCATATTGAGGCGAGGGGAATGGGTGGCAGCAAAGACAAAGACACTATTGAAAACCTAATGGGTTTGTGTAGGAAGTGCCACATAGAATACGGAGACAAAAAACAATATAAAGAGTTTCTAAAAGAGATACACGCAAAGAATTATGGCAAAGATTAAAGAGAACAATAGTAAAACATCATTTGGAAAGCGTAAGCGAGGCTCTGCAAAGAAGTCCTTTAACAAACATACGCCAAGAGAAAAATCATACAGAGGTCAAGGACGATGAGAAAGTTATGGGCAATATGGTATTTATTAACCCACAAAGTTTACTTCCTTGCGGTATGTAAGACGGGTAAAGACGGAGACGATATGACCACAATAGGACACTACACATACTCAATGGCAGAAACTTTAATCAATAAGCACATAGCAGACGTAGACACTTACTTAGATCAAGAGGACGCAATAGACGAAGCAAACGACATAATTAACGGCATACTATGATACAAAACGTACCAATCAACACAGTAAAAGCAAACCCGAACAACCCCAGGATAATTAAAGACGATAAGTTTAATAAGCTTGTAAAGTCAATTAACGAGTTCCCACAAATGCTAAAACTTAGACCTATTGTTGTTAATGACGATATGGTTGTTCTTGGTGGCAATATGAGATTAAAGGCTTGTAAGGAAGCAGGACTTAAAGAGATACCTATTATTAAAGCAAGTGAATTAACCGAGCAGCAGCAAAAGGAGTTTATAGTTAAGGACAACGTAGGCTATGGAGAATGGGATTGGAGCGACCTTGCTAATAACTGGGATAGCGACCAATTAGAAGAGTGGGGTTTAGATATACCTGGGTTTTCTGATGTAGAAGATTTAGGCGAAAACTTTAGCTTACCAGACGGGGATAAAGCACCATTCCAACAAATGACTTTTACATTAGCAGACGAACAGGCTACACAAATAAAGAACGCAATAGACGAAATAAAAGGTACTGAGGAATACAAGTACGTAGAAACAATGGGCAACGAAAACTCAAACGGAAACGCTTTATATTTAATCATAATGCAATGGGCAGAGCAAAAGAAATAATAGTAAAAGTAATACCTGCAAAGATTGCTAATGAGTTTGTAAAGCAAAACCATTATAGCGGTAAGGTAGTGCCTAATAGCACCCTTCACTTTGGCTGCTTTTTAGACGGAAAGCTACACGGAGTATTGAGTTACGGAAGTCCAATGGTAAAAGCAAAGGTTATTCATTATGTAAAGGACACTAAATGGAATGAGGTAATAGAACTTAATAGAATGGCTTTTGATGAATACCTGCCTAAATATTCGGAAAGTAGGTGTATAGCAATTACTATTAAATTAATTAAAAAGAACGCACCGCATATAAAATGGATATTAAGTTTTAGTGACGGGAACTTATGCGGAGACGGAACAATTTATAGAGCAAGTGGCTTTAAGCTAATTGGAGTAAATAAAAATACAAGTACTTACCAAATGCCAAACGGAGAAGTTGTATGCAGCTTAACAAGTTCGGCACATAGAACAAAAGAAAGCAACGGCAAAAGCGGTACTAATTGGATAAAGCAAAATGGCGGTAAAATGCTTGACGGCTTCCAAATTAGATATATATATTTAATAAATAAAACTTGTGAAATTACAGTTCCTATACTACCTTTCAGTAAAATTGATGAACTTGGTGCAGGTATGTACAAAGGAAAGAAAGTAACTTTGCAGGAAAGACAACAAGCGGTAGAAGCATAAAAGTAATGCGCTTACCATTCCAGGTAAGAGAAGGGGTGCAATACCACCCTACCGCTCAATAACAGAAGCGTAACAGAATGAGCAAAGAACACTTAATACCTTTTAAACCAGGACAATCGGGAAACCCAAACGGCAGACCCAGGAAGTATGTAAGCCTACTTAAAGAGCAGGGATATAAACTTGCGGAGATAAACGATACGATACAAGCTATGATGTCAATGGACTTAGAGGAACTTAAAACAGTATGGGATAACCCGAAGGCAACAATACTTGAAAAAACGATTGCAGCAGCTATGCGTAAAAGCTTAGAGAAGGGCAGCCTTTATAGTTTAGAAACTTTGCTAACCCGTGTTTATGGTAAGCCAAAGGAACAAATGGACATACAAACAGATAACAGGATTGAGATAGTATTTGTAGACGGCAAGACAATTCTTTAATGCGGATAGAACTACCGAATGGACATATAAATCAAAAGAAGATACTTGACTGCGAAGCCAGGTACATAGTTGTTATGTGCGGTCGAAGGTTCGGCAAATCGGAGTTAAGCCAAATAAAATGTATTACAACCGCAATCAAAGGTGGTCAGGTTGCTTACATAACCCCTACCTATAAATTGGCTAAGGTATTCTTTGAAAAGCTTTGCAATAGCCTTCCGTTCCCTAATAACAAATCGGACTTAAATATTAGCTTCCCGAATGGTGGCAAGGTAGAGTTCTTTACAGGGGAACGCTTGGATAACTTAAGAGGGCGAAAGTTTAATTTGGTAATAGTAGACGAGGCTTCCTTTATACCTGACTTAGAAGATGGGTGGCTAAATTCAATAAGACCTACTTTAACGGACTTTAAGGGTAAAGCTATATTCTTAAGCACCCCCAAAGGTAAAAACTACTTCTTTAGTTTGTTTAGCAAAGCCGAACCCGATTGGCAAAGCTTTAAGTTTACTACATACGATAACCCATACATTGACCCTAACGAAATAGACGATGCTCGTAAGCAACTGCCAGAGGTTGTATTTGAGCAAGAGTATATGGCAAACCCTGCGGAGAACGCAGCAAACCCATTTGGGAGTCAGCACATTCGCAAATGCTTACACCCAGTAACAACAATGCCTGTTGTAGCTTATGGAATTGATTTGGCGAAGTCAGTCGATTGGACAGTAATAGTAGGCTTAGACGAAGACGGAAACGTGGCTTATTTTGACCGCTTCCAAATGGATTGGCATAATACCAAGCAAACTATCCTTAGGTTGCCTAAATGCCCTATCCTTGTCGATTCTACGGGGGTTGGAGACCCGATACTTGAAGACCTACAAAGAGAAGGGGTAATGATACAAGGCTTAAAGTTCACAAGTTCAAGTAAGCAGCAACTAATGGAAGGCTTACAAGCTGCCATACATCAAGGCAAGATAGGCTACCCAGAAGGGATAATAAGCCAAGAATTAGAAGTATTTGAGTATCAGTATACGGCAACAGGGGTAAAGTACTCCGCACCTTCAGGCTTTCACGATGATGCAGTTATGGCTTTGGCATTGGCTTGGCAGAATTTCAGCCTTAAACGTGGCACGGGTAGGTATGCCTTCCTATAATTGCAACAAGGTTACAAAAATAAATTTGGTGGATTGTGTAAAACTTGTATATTTGGTTATTATTTAATCAAAACACAAACACAATGAAAAAAGAAACCGCACAATTTTTAGCAGTATTAGTAGCAGCTTGTTATCTTTTAGGACAACTTCAAGACTTCTACTCAAAATGATTTACGCTATCTGCCTTCTGCTAATTGCAACAGGTTTTGTAATGGCAGCATTATTTGACTACACAATTAAACACAATGACCCAAAGCACAAAAGAATATATAGACAAATATTACGCAAGTGAGCCGATTAGTATAATGATGTCTAACATTGATGCTACTTACTTAGAGATACTTACCTACTGCCAGGATAAAGGTTATGAGCCTTCTAAACGTAGAATGCGTAAACCAGAAGATGCAGCTAAAATAGGCTTCTTTGATGTAGATAACTACAAACCAGAAACAATATGAAAACAGCAGTAGAATGGTTACAGGAGTTATATGATAACAGACCAGCATACGAGGAGTTTATACTTGATGAGGAATTTGAACAAGCCAAGCAAATGGAAAAAGAGCAGATAATAGATGCTTATTATGGTAAGATAGATGGAGTATATGGATATAGAGAAGCAGGAGAAGAATACTACAACCAAACCTTTAACCAAAAATAAACAAATGGAACTTCAACAAATCTTCGAAACAACAAAAGAGCAAAGGACTGAGTTTACCTACCAATTAATTGAACGATTAAACGCAGGGGAACTTGACCCGCTTAAAACACATCTTCAGGTTAAAGCCTTAGAGGATATGCTCGAAACCTTAAAGGGAAATAAGGACTATAAAGATGCCGTATTACAAGCAGCCGTATTAAATGGAAAGGACTTCGAGTATATGAGTGCAAAGTTTAATATTAGAGAAGTAGGCGTTAAGTATGACTTTAGCAAATGCGAAAGTCCTGCTTACGAGGAGATAATGACTGAGTATAATAGCGCAGCTAAAGCCAAAAAAGATATGGAAGAGTTCCTTAAAAAAGTTCCGCATCAAGGGTTAGACATTATTAACGGAGTTACTGGCGAGGTTACAAAAGTTTACCCACCTGCTAAGAGTAGCACAACAAGTGTAGCCGTATCCTTAAAGTAATAAAAATATTGTACTTCTTTGCAATTTGCTTACCTTTGGCAGCGTTATGCTACATAGGTGGGCATCTTGCTTATGAGATAATGTTAAAACTAAGAAAATGACTTGGAACGAATTAACAGTTTGGCAGTACCAACAGATTTATCCGATAGTTACTAAGCCTGAAAAGGATTGGACTACCCTTGATGTAGAAAGTAAGCTTGTAGGTATTTTACATAACCTTACAGACACGCAAGTAGATAGCCTAAGCGTAGCAGAGTTTAACAAATTAAAGGTAACCTTAAACTTCTTAGATGATAAGATAGAAGGTAAGCCGGTTAAGTATACCGAAGTAAACGGCAAACGTTACAAGTTTATTTATGATGTGCAGCAAATTAAAGCAGCCAGATACATCGAAACAAAAGTATTTAGCACCGACTTAGTAGGTAACCTACACAAGTTAGCAGCCTCAATGGTTATGCCTCAACGCAAAACTTGGTACGGAAAATGGGTAGATGATAAATACGATGCAGCCAAGCATAGCGAGTATGCCGAGGATTTACAAGGGGCAAATTTTATGCACGTTTACCAATCCATTGTTTTTTTTTATCATGTATACAGAAATTGGATAGAAGTTTCCAAGGCTTATTTGGTAAAGGAAATGATGAATCAGGGGATGACTTCGGAGTTGGCACTAAAGGGGGTTCAAACTTTATGCGAGATTTTGGATGGCAGTATTGCGCCAAATCTGTTGCCGACCACGAAAATATCACAGTTGATGAAAGCTATGAACTAAGCACAATACAATTCTTAAATACCCTATCCTATCTAAAGGCTAAAGCCGATTACGACAAGGAGCAACATAGGAAACTTAAATAAGACCGACCCTGCCAATTTTGGTGGGGTTAGTTATTTTTAGACCTTCCTTATATTTATTAGCGTGAGTATTAGTTCAGCACAACAACAAGCATTAAGAGACCAGTTTATACAAAAGCTTGGTTTAAAGCCATTAGCAGTTGGCGATGAAATAGGTTTGCCTATATTAGAAGAGACACTTGCTTTGTATGGTCAAGCTTTTAATGATGCTATTGTAGCTAATTTAAGGGAAAGTAACTCAATATCTTCTGGTGCTTTAGCGCAACCTGCAATACCTGTTGTGGTTAAGTTTGGTACAAGATATACTTTAGAAG